TTGCCCTTCTCGATTTGCTCAAGAAATTGAAACTATAGTTCATAAAAACGACAATATGAACTATATTGATGCAATAGTATTTTTCTGCGAGCAAAATAATATTGACCTTGAATCAGTTCCTAAACTGATTTCAAAACCTCTCAAAGAAAAAATTAAGTGTGATGCTATGGAACTTAATTTTCTTAAAAAAACATCGAGAGCTAAACTAATTTTTTAATCACACAATGACACCCTTTGATTGTTATAAACTTTATTTGTCATTAAAAAATCATTTTACAAAAGAGTCATATGATTACCACAAATATTGTGGTAAAACTAGAGCAAGTTTGCAGTCTTTTTATAAACGTAAAGACCGTTTTTTCTATGAAAAATTATCTAGACAAAAATCAGATAAGGAAGTGGAAGTATTTTTTGTTTCTAACTTTGTTTCATGCACTGACCCTCAGTCATTGTGGATTGGTGAAATAATTCGTGAAGGAGAATCTGTATCTCGGAAATGGAATAAGAAAGTTCAATCACTATCTTACCTTTTTAAGGAAGAGGTTGAACTTCTTTTTTTGGGTAAAAATTTTGACGATTTATTTTTAGTAGAGAATAATAAACATCCAGAACTTTTAAAGGAACATCTTAAAGGTAATATATCTACAGAGACGCTTTTGATTTTAGATAAAATTTTATCTTATAGAAATGAATTTGATAAAAAAATTCAAGACCCTGTATGGGAAACAGTTTCATTTAAAATGAAAAAATATTCACCCTTCCTAAATATTGATGTGTTTCGTTACAAAAAAATTTTAAAGGAAATAGTTTTATGAGTTTCTTTGACTCGGAATTTGTTAGAGCAGAAGTTTCTGAAATTTCAGAACTTCAAGAAACTCTCTATGCAAAAATTTTTCACTTTACCAATATGGGTGATAATGAAAAAATAGAGCATGTAGATCTTTTACAAAAGCTTTTGGATAAGCAGCAGATTCTTTATAATCGATTGAGTCTTTCAGATGATCCTGAAGTAAAAGTAGTAAAAGAAAATATGCTTAAAACAGCAACTTCTATGGGTTTACCAGAGAACGTTGATATGAACGTCATATTTTCTAGGATGACCACTCTGATCAAACTCATGCGCGATCAGATTGACACCCCTGACTGATGGTGCTATAATAACGAAGTACACACACAATCCAAATCCGTATAATACGAACAATCCTATGTCTTTTTCTAATCTCAAAAAGCAATCATCTCTTGGTTCTCTGACTCAAAAACTTGTCAAGGAAGTAGAGAAAATGAACAATAGTAGTGGTAGTGGCGGTGATGACCGTCTATGGAAACCAGAAATGGATAAGACTGGTAATGGTTACGCAGTCATCCGTTTCCTTCCTGCCACTGATGGAGAAGATCTCCCTTGGGCAAAAATGTATTCACACGCATTCCAAGGTTCTGGTGGATGGTATATTGAGAACTCACTGACTACTCTAGGTCAAAAAGATCCTGTTTCCGAGCATAACCGCGAACTCTGGAACAGTGGTATTGATGCTGATAAAGAAACTGTCCGTAAGCAAAAGCGTAAACTGTCATACTATGCCAACATCTATGTTGTGCAGGACAAAGCAAACCCTCAGAATGAAGGTCAAGTCAAACTGTATAAGTTTGGTAAGAAGATCTTTGATAAGATCATGGAAGCAATGCAACCTGAGTATGAGGATGAGACTCCTATCAATCCTTTTGATTTCTGGCAGGGTGCTAACTTTAAACTGAAACTGAAAAAAGTTGCAGGTTACTGGAACTACGATTCTTCTGAGTTTGCTGCACCTTCTGCTCTTCTTGATGATGATGATGCTCTAGAAGCACTCTGGAAGAAACAGTACTCTTTGACTGCTCTGACTGCTGCAGATCAATTCAAGTCTTATGAAGACCTTGAAAAGCGTATGAAGATGGTTCTGGGTCAGAAGTCTGCACCACCACGTTATGATGAGGAGACTTCTAGTGAAGATACTGATCGTGGATCCTACTCACCAAACTTCTCTTCTAATCGTCAAGAAACTTCTGAATCTAGTGTTATGGAAGAACTTGAAGAATCATACAAGCGTAGCAAGGAAGCACCTGCTCTTGCACCTAAAGTTTCTTCTAACTCTGAAGATGAGGACGATGCACTGTCTTACTTCAGTAAATAGTTGATATGTGATCATACAAAAGTGGGGGGGGCATTGCCCCCCTTTTTTATTCGAATAATCTAATATTATCTCCCCTCTTGAGAGTCGGACTTATAAACTGATCTCCACCTTTCTTGTATGGCATATGTCTTGCAATATCTTCTAGCAATACATTTAAGTATTTTCTCTTTAACACATAAATTTCTCTTTTATTATTTTCATTTCCAATTTCATATTCATAATTTGTTACTGAAGTTAGAAAGTCTCCAGTAGGAACTTGATTTAAAATTTTAGAAAAATTGTCAAAGTATTCAAAGTAATAAGAATTTCCAGATAGAGTTGAATCGGAGAGAAGTGCTCTTACTTCTTCTAAATGACTTCCAACAGGAATACCATCATCATTTAAAACAAAAGATAGTTCTGGTGTAGCAACTTCTGGAGCAGAAGGTAATTCATATGTAAATATTTTCACATCATATTTTTCAGTATTAAGTTGATTGATAGATACTAATTCTGTAATTATGTGTTGCCCATTATAATCTTCTTGCTTTATGTTAGAAATAGTAATCTGATCTCCAACTTTTAGATTGGTAATTCCAGATCCATAAGTTATAACAGTGACAACATTTGAAGTAGTTGTTCCATCGCCTGCATAGATCTCTAGGATCTTTGAATTCTGTGTTTGAATCCAAGGTCCGTTAGTCTTCCATTGATTAGAGTTTAATTTTATTCCTGCAGGAAGAACTGTAACGTTGCTAGAATTTTTAATTTCATTAGTGGCATAGTGATTTATGCCTGAGTGTAAGTTTTCATAACTGCCATATTTTTCAAGCAAATATTTATCAAAAGCATATTGAGTCAAAGGCCATTCTGTATTAACATTTAAAATATTATTTGAAAGTAATATAACCCAATCTAAAGTCTCGTCATCATAGACTTGATATGCTACCTGATCTGGTCTTTCATCCCCTTCAATAATATAAGTTTCAAAAAAGTCTGAACTACCAAAAATTTCATCATGTATCTTACCACGCTTGAATAGATTTTTTACAGTAAGATAATCTGATATATTTTGACTGCTTGGATTGCGGTCAATATAATCAAAGTTTGGTACTCCGTCGAAATATCCTGGCATGGTGATGAAAAGTAAATGAATTAGAAGGTGATTTTATCGTCTGAAACATTAATATAATCTTCACTAGTCAGAGGTGTAGTCTCTGTGAATTGTAATGACATTGAGTATGCGGTCATCGTACCATCTTGATACGTCATGTATGATCCGTCAGGTGTATACTGAACAGAACATGACTTTAGAGCACACTTTCTCTTTATTTGATTTATACCAGAAGCACCTTTACCAGAATATTTGATGTCAAAGTAGTAAGGTCTTTTTAGAAAAATTGACTCGGATCTGGGAACCATGTTTGATTTAAAGAAATTGATAATTCCTTTTATTTGTTTTGATTCATCTTGGTCTCTTGGAGTCATTCTGAAAGTGAATGAGAATTCTCTAAGTGTTGGACCATTAAAAATCAATTCAAGGTTTGGATTTAAAATTGCTCCACCAAATGCATCTCGACCAGATAGTTCACCAGCACCCATACCTAATGCCTTTTCAGCAAACATTGCTGCAGCAAAATTCTTTGTTGCAGGGTTGGATAGCATGTTATTCAAACCTTTTTTACCTTTTTCTAGTTCTGCCTTAACTTGGTTTCCGATTTGATCTCCAGATTTTGCTATATTCATCGATGCTTTAGCAGCTCCGAGTTTTATAGCATCAAGTCTACTTTCTCCCCATGATGCAGAATTGCTATCTTGAATACCTGCTGGAATAGCAAGAACAACACTTTCACCTTCTTCTCTTGTAAATACAAGATGATCTTGCTCTGATTTCATTGTAGCGGGATATCTATATCCTCCACCCCCTGGAGCTTTACCTCTACCTGCTGCTTGAGTGGAATTGGTATTTGATGGAGCACCACCACCACCACCTTCTGCTCCTGGAGCAGCATTAGACGCAGTTGACAATCCATTAGTGAAACCGTCTTTTGCTGCTTTTGAATTTATTGCTTTCTTTGCTGTATCCCCATCAGTGGAGACAACATTTCTTACATCAGAAGGTAATGATGAAAAATTGTTAGTTGGTGTGAACTTCGAAGTTCCATCATTCTTATAAGTATAAGTTCCAACTTCACCATGACTAGTAGCATTTCTACCACTTCCAGTTTTTACTTCACCAGTAATTACTGTTTCTGATGAAGAAGAACTTTTTAAGTTGCCAGCAGATGCCTCGGTAGGATTTACTGATGTCTTATATGTTGTTGTTACTATTCTTTTCCCTGAACCAGTTTGTTCTCCAGAGAGTGTTCTAGTTACTGGTGAAGAATAAAAAATGCCATCGACATATGTCATTTATTTTTAAACGAAGTCTATTAGTCTTTATCTATTTAGATAGTATTTTCCAAATCTCATTTCAACCAGATCACTAAGTTCATTTTGACGTATTGAATGATACTTACTTTTTACAGAGTTCCAATCATAATTTCCATATTTTTTTGAATTAAAATTTACACCACTAAATCCCCAATCTTTCATTTTTGTTGTTGCAACTAATGGATGACGGTCATGATGAATTCTTTTATTGGGCATATGCAAAAATGTATAATACTTTCCAACCTCAGGTCTATCTGTAGTTTCATCAAGCACATTTAGAATTTCTCTTCTGAGTTCATCTGAACTACTGAATGAACTTAAGTTTCTTTTTATTGAACTTATGCGGTTGTACATTACTTGATACCCAGTTCTTCTTCTGTAATGATTTTGAATTCTAACAAATTGTCTTCACAAAATTCTTTAGCAGCTTTCCATTTTGCTTCATTAGTTGCATAAGTATAAACTTCATTTATGTAAGTTTTGGATTTTTTAGATCCTTTTTTTGGTGGTATAGTTTGCTTTTTTGGTTTTATTTCGACAAGGTATTTTCTTTTTCTCCCATCAACATGAACAATTTCAACAAAGGCATCTGGAAAATACCGTCTTACCTTTTTCTTTACAGGATCATAATATGGAATAGATATCTCTTCAGATCCATATCTAAGTATTTTCTCATTGCGATCACACCACTGTAAAAATTTTAGTTCCCAACTGGATCTATAGACAATGTTTTTATGATTACCAACATATTTTTCAGGGTTTCTTGGATTAAATTTGCCCTGATAATACTTACCATCTCTAGGCATGACAAAATCTCTTATACATAATAATATAGACTTTAAGTATTTATAGATGGCTGTTCCATCCAATAGTAGCGCCACGGTCTCTGCTTTCGGACTTGACCCTACAACATCTGCTGCTGGATCTTCTTCTGCTTCAAATAGAAGTAGTGGTGGACAAGGACCATCAGTCAGATCTAGAAGCATGTCTGACATTAAGCATAGACTTCTTCAACCAGCAACAACATCTCATTTCATTTGCAAATTTCAGCCACCATCTGGTCTTGCTGGATTTGCTGGAAAAAAAGCAGGAGAAGGTCTTGCCGCAGTAAAGTATGACGGAATCAATGCAGATTTAATTGAACTTTTATGCTCTGAGGCAAGTCTTCCAGGATCTTCATACTCAACTCATAGTGTTGAAAATGATTTTCCTGGGGTATCTCAAAAGTATGCATATAGAAGAATGTTTGATGAGAGAGCATCTTTTACATTTTATGTTGATACTTCATATACTCCTATCAAATTTTTTGAGGGGTGGATGGCATATATTGGAAACGAGTTGATGGCTGAAGGACAAGACTCTGGAGAATACTTTTATAGAATGAATTATCCAAAAGGTGATACGGGATATATTTCAGATAGAATCTTCATTAGAAAGTTTGAAAAAAATACAGGAACTAAAGGAGCAACTCAACCACTAGAATATGTTTTGATTGATGCTTTCCCAATAGCAATGAACGCTATTCCAGTTACATACGGTCAATCTGAGATACTGAAGGTATCTGTATCGTTTAGTTTTTCTAGATACTTTACCCGTATTGCTAATGCTGGAAGTGATTCTGTAAGTAAAGATGGCAGAAATCCAGGAAACCCAGAGGCTAAGAAAACTGCTAGACAAGAGTTTGCTTCTTATGGGTCACCTGAAGGTGCGAGAGCAGCTGCTGCAACATCTCAAGATAATTCTAAGTATGATCTTAATTTTGATGCACCACTTACAGGAAATGAGAGATCAACTTCTTATAGTGGAGCCACCAGCGGTGATTTTGAATTATCGAAACGGTGATAAATAAATTATATGAATTGTATAAAAGATTATGCCTTTACCAAAGATTTCCACTCCAACATATGAGTTAGAACTTCCTTCAACTGGTAAAAAAATTAAATATAGACCCTTTCTTGTTAGAGAAGAGAAGTTACTTGTTTTAGCACTAGAAAGTGAAGATACTAAACAAATCTCAGAAGCAATTAAAACAGTAATTACAAATTGTATTGAGAGTAAAAATGTAAAAGTAGAATCACTTCCTACATTTGATATTGAATTTCTTTTCTTAAATATTAGAGGTAAGTCTGTAGGTGAAGAGATTG